AATTTTGCAAGAAAGTATTACAAAGGACCAAATCTGCAAAATGTAAACAAGATTGTTAGAAATGCAGCGCTAGGTGATTGCTTTGAGTATGATATTGAAAGCAGTGTATTTGCCTGGAAATACAGTTGGTATAAAAATCACTGCAATGAAATGAATTATCAATTCTGTCCATTAAGTTATACCAGTGAATATCTAAGCAAAAAATCTGCTCTTAGACGAATGATTGCCAAAAATGTATTTGACACAGACGAAGAATGGGCAGTTAAATTGATCAAACAATGTCTAACAGCCATTGGATTTGGTGCACCATTAAAGGTGGTTGGATATATTTCACGAGGCAAGTATGAAGCAACGGCATTGAATACTATCATCACAGCCAGACACAGACTTGAAAAGTTTATTGAAAATCCATGGATCAAATCATTCTATGCTGAACAAGAAGTTATCAATGAATTGATCATTGAAAATATCAAATCAATTGGTGAAGATGAACACTTAAAGACTATTCCTGAATTGGTAAATGCAAAAAATCTATTAAAGAAAAACAGTGTTGTCAGTTACAAATATCAACAGTCTGAACGTGCAATTCTTGAATGGTTGATTGAGACATGTGAAGCGTCAGATGTTATTCTTACTGTTCATGATTGCATTTACACCAGAAAGCCAATTGATCTTAGAACGGTTAGATCCGAACTTCGTGAGATTGGAGAATATTATAAAATTTCAGAAGACAAACATCGTGCATTTGCATATGATCCATACATTCAAGATCATCGTAAATTCATTGCCGAACAAGAAAGATTGGCAAAAGGATATAAAGGTGAATGGTCAGATGCGGGTAGAACAAATGTAAAAAGTCACAAAGAAAGAACTCAGGTTGACTTGTATACTGGTGAACACACTGACTTTTATGATGGCACTGGATATGATGGTACAAATCAATACAATGAAGAATTAGATCCATTTCTTGATGATCTGACAGAACTTGAAAGATCAGAATATCGGGTAGATAGAAATAGAATTCTTAAATCAGATTCTGATTTACCAGAGTGGTATAGAAAATAAAAAAGGGCTTAATGCCCTTTTTATCCTTTGATTCCTAAACTGGCAAGCATTTCTTTTCGCCGTTCAAGTTCCTCGTTTGCATTGAGTTCTTTACGAATTTGTGCAATACACGCTGCTACCTGTAGTCCGGTATAGGTGCTGTAAATTTCACGCATTTTTCCGAGCAAAACCTCATCAATTTGTGTCATTTCAAGCATGGTTTTCTTGGTTTCCTTCACTGGAGTGATAGTTTCTCCAGCGGTGGTATCTCGTTTTGTTCGTGCCATATGTTTCTTAAATAGTTATGTTAGACTGAGGTTAAGCCGTCGTCTGAAGGATGCTGGTGAGTGTGTTTTGCGGCTTTCCACACCTGTGCCAAATTCAGTTAGTCTAACCATTTGTATCCGTTTGTGATACGGTGCTTTAATCTACTTGCCTGATTTTTTGTAAGTTTGAAATGCTCTGCAATCTCAGGAGTTGTATGCGTTTTAATATAACGCATTTGTTCTTCGGTCCATTTGTATTTGCGATTTTGTTTTTTGACCTGACTTGGACCACGAAACACAGTTGGACGATTGCCACGTTCATAACTTAAACGATTCCGTTCTATTGCATCTCCGACTTTTAAATGCGCTGGATTGCAACACAATGGATTTTCGCAATCATGCATTACAAACTCATCTCTGCCTAGTTCACGGTTCAATGCAATGATCATGGCAATTCTGTGAGCCACATTCATTTGACGTTCATTCACGGCTGTATTGTAAACGTTGAACATGCCATAACCCTGACGATGACGACCACTTTGCCATACATGGCATCCATTGTCATCTTCAATCATGCGTGACAGAAAGTTTTTAACATTGATGGCATATTTGCCAATGTATGTGTATTCTTCTGGATTTCTTAGACCCTTTTGTGAACCTGTCATAAGTTCTCTCCTTTTTGTATATAATATATTTATGTGTATTTTTAAAATACGTATAAATAAAAAACAACAGAAAGGAAATTATGATACTTGAACAATACAAACCAAGTGAACGTGACACATGGACATGGAGACAAGCAAATCTAAATGATGTTGATGCTATCGTTGCACTTGCACAAACACAGTTTCAAACGGAGATTGAAGACTTTGTTACGCCAGATCCACGTTGGTATGCCAAGAATGTTTGCCATGCTATTACAAATCAAAAGTTTGATCCAGTCAGTGAACAATTGATAGTGGCTATTGAAAACAATACTTTGATTGCATATGCATGGATTCAAAGAAATGTCTATCTACCATACAGTAAAGAAGAACTTGCAGAAGCACGATTTGTTCATCTTGATTTGACATTACCAAAACGTACACGCATTACATTACTTGCACAGATTCTTCAACAGTGGGAATTGTGGGCAACAATTTGTGGTGTGAAATGTTTGTGCAGCAGCACAGTTCGCGGCAAGCAAGATACATTTTTAAAACTACATGAGCAAGCAGGATATCTTGTTCGTGGCAGTATTGCATTTAAAAGATTGGATACAAAATGAGTCATGGCACAACTAATGGACCACTGGGTAGTTTTCTTGGCATTGCAAATGGAGCCATACCACCAATAACGGCACAACAATATGCCAATTTAATTGGACAGCAAAATGCTTATTCCTCACAACAAGCCGCAGCAGTTGCTCAAGTTCAATCAATGGCAGCAGCACAGCAGGCACAAAACTCTCAATGGGCACATCTTGCTAGTTACAATCCAACTCAAAAGCCAAAGAAAAAATTTATGATTGAAGGCAAAGAAATGGATTTACTTGAATTTGCAAATACATTATTTCCAGATGATTGCCCAGAAAAAACTTACATATTGTTAAAATTTAAAGGAGAATAATATGAGCGACGTAGTAGCAGTTAAGACACGAGTAATTTTTACTCGCAAAGAAGTTCAAAAACAAACCGAAAGTGGCATTATTTTAAGTAATCCACATCAAGAACAAAATCCATTGGGCTATGTTACTAGCATTGGACCAGAAGTTAACATTGAAGGTCTGGCAATCGGTGATGCAATCAGTGTAAACTGGCAAACTGTTGGCATGATTGAACATAATGGTACCAGATATTACATTGTTGATCAATCAAGTATTAATGCGATTGTGAAATAATCATGTCTCACATTAAAATTGATGATGGTACTGTCAGAGGCAATCAAGTTGATATTGATCGTATTGAAATCGTTGTTGACGACGGTAGACCAAGTAAAGTTGAGATTTATATACTTGATAATTACGGCGCAAGAATTGAAGGCGGCACTTTTGACAGAGCCGCCTTTATGGACGTTATTATGAAATTTTATAATAAAAATTTGTGATCACTTGAATAACAAGTGCATTAGTATTCCAACAAGGGTGGTAGTCAACACGAAAATTGTTGCACCGCCCCATTTTAAATATTTTTCTGTATTATCAGATTTGTTTGATGAGATTGAATCTTTAATATCAATTAACATATTTTCAATCTTAACAAACCTTGTTTCAACGTCATCAAATTTGTTGATCAGTTGAGCATAACGAGTTGCACATAAATCCACGTGTAAATCTAAATTTGTTCGTTCCGCCTCAACGGTATCAATAATTTCAGTGCTCATAATCTTCGTCAACATTTAATGTAGCCTCAAGTTGCCATTTGAATTTTGCAAGTCTGCCAATTGAATCATCAGCCATATTGCTGATATCTGTATAATCTACTGCATCTGCTTCATGGCGCAAATCATGCAACACATCAATCATTGTAAGAACATCGCCTAAAACTGCTCTTAGCAAATCATCACTTGTACCGTTAATACCGTAATCGCCAACTGAACTCATGGCAGTTGTCTGAACTAACATATCAGGCATTGTAGCACCAAGTGTGCGTAACTTCTCAGCAAGGGGGTCTACTTGATCGTTTAGATACTCGTAAATCTTCTTAAGGAGTTGGTGATCTTGATAAAAGTTACGTCCTTTAATGTTTACATGAGCAACATGTGCTCTGTAATATGCAACAAAATTTGATGCAAAAGCCTTTTCAAGAGCCATAGTTAGTTCAGTTAAATTCATTTCTTATTCTCACATTTGTTGTTGAAATGCTCGTTGTTGAGCCTCTTTGTATCTATTCCACTCTTGAGCATGTTGATTGGCAAGTTTTTGACGTTCAATGTCTTGCTTTTGATGCATCAAACGTAACTGTTCATCTTCGCCAGTATTCAATTCACCGCTGTGTGCCATCAATTGTGCGCCAAGAACTGGAGCACTGCCCAAGAAACGTCCAATTTTACCGGCAGTTTCAGTTACAGCGGGACCATATTGTTTTGCCATTTGAGCAATTCTAGGCAAAAAGTTTTCTGCCGTTGGTGCTGCTTGTTGAATAGGTTGTGCTGCACGTGCTGCTTGTTGTTGCATCCATTGTTGTGCTTGTGGACTCATTACACGACCACTTGGCGTTGTTGGCGCTGGTGCACTTGGAGCAACTGGCGCTGCTTGGGTTGGCATGCCTTGAATAATATTTTTTGCAGTACCACCAAGACGTTGTGGCAAATTACCACTGCGTTGAAATTCAATCATTTCATCTGGATGCAATGCACTGCTTAATTGTTGAGCAGCGTTCATTTCTGCTTCTGGAGCAACTGCTGTAGTTGGTGATGTTACTGGAATTTTAGTTCCTTGACCACCAATTGGATTCTGTGGAGTACCTGCTTGTGGAGCAACTGGACCATTTCCTAACAACTTTTGCTGCAATGCTTCACGGGTAGCCTTTACGTCTCTGATGATTGGAAGTCTGTTAATTCCTGGAATATAAGAAGCAACACCCGCTGCTTCTGCTGCATGAACAGGATGAGTAATTGGATTTAATTGATCCAAATGAGCCATAGAAGCCAAAGCAGTTGCATCATTCAGCGTTTGTTCGGTTGCTGATTGCTCTGGTTGTTTTTCTAATGGAGCAGCATCTGGATGTGCNCCTTCAGCGACTTCACTCANTTTTCTTTCTGGGAAATCGCTTTGAGCACGTTCGCGGATTTGTTNTTCTGTTACATCATCTGGCACATTGTCATATGTGTTGCTTGTGCCATCCTGAAAAGTTACATTAACTGATTTAGCCATTACCAATTCTTTCTAGTATTTTTTTGGTGTTTTTCTTGTTGTTCAAAAACTTCACGAACACGAGGCACCATTTTGTTATTAAAATCTTCTTCTGGCAGTTTATTAGCAACCCAGTTTTGTTTCAATCCACTTAACTGCTCTGCAATCAAGCCTTGATACTTNTGAATTATACTACGTAATTGTTGCGGTGTCTTACGTGCTGCATCAAATTCTTTCTCAAATGCAAGACGTTCTTGAACACCTTTACCACCACCGATGGCTTTTTCAACTTCTGCACCAACGACACCACGTAGAGCATCAACGTCACTTGCTGGAACACCACCAGTAATTGTTTTGAATTCGTTTTTATACTTGTTCCAAATCTGGTTCTGTGTGTTATCAACTCTGCTTGCTGCCTCTGCATACTCATCCATGTGAGGGATAGCACGGTTGGCTTGTTGCATAATGCCACCAGCACTGTTAGGTGTAACTTTAGTATACTCTTTGTTCAATGCTTGTCTGTTAGTATATAGATTAGGATCAAACTTCAAGCCAGTTAAACTTTCTAATTCTGGAAGACGACGCTCAATTGCTGATTTCTCAGCAGTGTTAAATCCACTCTTACCAAAGCCAGGACGACCTGCATCACCATGTAACATGTCCAATACATACTTGTCAATTCTGTCATTAGTATCAACTGGACGAACTGCCGATGTAGTTGCTGTTTCAGTTTTTACTTCGCCAGGAGCAACTGGTATTGATGGAGTTTCAGCAGCATTAGCATGTGCTTCGCTCAAGAAATGATCTGCACCAAATTGTTCATCAGCGGCTTTACGCATTGCTGCTTCGCTGCCATAAGTTGTATGATTCCAGCCAACTTGACTTGCAATCTTGACTTGATCAGCAATGAATTTGTTTTTGTTTTTAAGTTGTGCTTCGGCTTCAAGTTTAGTAAGATTTTTACTTCCTACGTTGCCAAGATTCTCGCTAAGAGTTGGACTCATTTCGCCAGTCTTGGTATTCTTGTACCATGTATTGCCGTTCTTGTCATTTAATACTTCATATGTATTGCCTGTAGACATACCTTGACGTAGACCAGCAGACTTCAAGCCAATACCCATACCACCACCATTTAGTGATTGTAGAACTTTTGGATCAGTAACTTCTTGACCTGTTGCACTGTCAATAGCACGTTTTGCTTCGCCATCTGGACTCATATAAACAGCATAGCGTTGCATTTTGCCTTCTGGACTCATCATCATACCTGGCTGCCATGAACTGCCAACACCAAGTTTGTTATACTCGTCTGCTGCTGCTTGTTTAGCACCTGCTAATTCATAAAGCATAGCACGGAAGCGACTGCCTTCTGGAGTCTTTTGATTCATCTTGTTCAAGACTGGAATCATGTTGCCGTTTTGAGCACTTGCTTGAACTTCTTTTTTGACACGATCCATACCATTGGCATGATCAAGCATTTCATACAATGCTTGACTTGCACCTTTGCGAGTTGCTTCATCATACTTGCCTGTTGTATCAAATGCAATCATGTTCAACTTAGTTGGATCATTGCCTGCTTCAATTAAGGCATCATGACTAGCATTGCCAGTTTTTGCAAGTTCAGCACTTGGTCCCATTTGATTAGGATTGTTTGCTAGTTGTTGAGCAACTGCGTTTGGATTTACTTTTGCAAGATACTGTTGAGTTTCTGCCGGTAAGTATTGTTTCCAGTCTCCGCCATTTTGTTCGGCAAGTTTAATTGCACGATCAACACGACCAGGACCAGCATTATAAGCAGCAACTGCTTTTTCTTCATCAGCATATTTCTTACGCATTGCTTCGTGATATTCACGACCAACACGATTATATTCTTCGGGACTATCATTTTGTGCAGGGCGAATTCCAAAACCAGGGTTATGTGCCGTTTTAGGCATGACTTGACTTGCAAACATTGCGCCAGCAGGACTTGTAACTGGAGTACCGTTTGCATTGTAATCACGATTTCCACTTTCGGCATTTAACATTGTGTTAAAGATGTGACCAGATAACAAATCTTGTGGTGTAACTTCGTTAGTTGTTTGACCATTCAATTGTTGTGGATTTGCATAATCATTATATGTTCCAGGCTGTGGTGCAATAGCATTTGGAATAGACATTGCACGTGCTCCGCCAGGTGCTGGTTGAGCAGCAACAGGCATAACGTTAGTTTGTTGTGGAGCAACTGGAGCAACTGGTGCTTGTGCTGCTTGCAATTGTTGTAATGTAGGACCACCTTGAACACCACGTCCGGCATTACCCATAGATGGTTGAACTGGACCCATTGGTTGATTCAATGGATTGTTTGGTTGTTGTCCCATTGCAGCCGCTTGAGTAGGACCCATTTGTGCAGTAGGTGCTGGAGCAGGCATAGCAAATTGTGGCACTTGATATTGACCACCAGAAATTGCTGCTTGTGCGCCGGCTTGACCTGTGCCAAGTTGCTGTGGATTTTGTGTAACAGGTGCATTAGTAACAGCAGGCATTGCCGATTGTTGAACGTTACCAGTTAATTGATCCAACGCTCCACCAAAACTTGTACCTGGTGTAATACCTGCTAGTTGATCTAATTTGTCAAAAAAACTCATTTTATATCCTTATAGCAAAGTGCCTAATAAAGCACCAGCAGTTAATCCTGTCAATCCACTGTTGAAACTTGTGCCTGTTGAAGTACCAGTTTGTGTAGAGCCTTGAGTGCCACCAAAACTTGGGTTGTAACTTGAACTTGGAGCACCATACAAAATTGAAGCGTATTGATTGTAAAGTTGTTGTGGAGCCATTGCAGCAGTAAGTTGATTTTGTGCAGCAGTTTGTGCGCCAGTAAGACCGCTTTGACCAGCACTGATCAAACTATTTGCGGCTGCTTGCTGTTGTTGTGAAATGTTATTCATAACTTGTGCAGCGGCTTGTTGCTGTGCTGCTTGTGTTGAACCAGCAGTTTGTGCTGCAGCCAACGCTTGACGACTGCTTCCTAATTCACCAGCACCACCAAATTGAGCGCCTTGTGCAGACATGTTTTGCAAATACTGTGCTTGTGCAGGCATCAATGCTGCTTGCAATTGTTGTTGTTGATACTCTGGACTATACAAGTTTTCTAATCCACTGATACCAGTATTCAATGCACTTTGACCGCTACTGCCAAGCGTATTTTGTGCTTGTGCGGCTGTTCCTGCTAAGTTTTGTGCTGCGTTTGTTACACCAGTTGCAGTGTTGTTATACAAGTTTGTAGCACCTGTAACTGCTTGCTGATATGCAGGAGCAACAGTTCCTGTGAACAGACCAGTTTGTGCCGATAACATGGCATTCTGTTCTGGTGTTAATTGTGGAACTACCGTTGTTGTTCCGCCTTGTGTACTCTTACTCATTTCTTATCCTTTTATGCTGTTGCCGATGCTCCAGCGTTTGTTGCTCCNNNNGGCGCAACGGGTGCTGTAGTATTTAATATTGGATTGGCCAACGTCAGTGGACTTGCTGAAGGGCCTCCAAATGTAGTGCCAATCCATGGATTGACTGCTTGTGTTTGTGTTGTTGAATAACTGCTTGGATACACAGCACTCGGCATTACTGCTGAATGATATGGCGCTACTGCACCAGTCATTTGTTGATATGCAGGGCTGCCAATAGTATT